TGGTGGCGGTGGCGGTGGCTCTGGCACCAATGGCCCAAGTAGTGGTGGTATAGGCGGTTCAGGCGGAGGCGGCACAGGCGGTCGTTCTGCTGGCGCAAATGGTAGTGCTGCAACTGTCAATACAGGTAGTGGCGGCGGAGGCGGTTCTGCACCAACAACCACAAGAGGTGGTGCTGGAGGTTCTGGCATCGTTATTATACGCTACCTCACTTAATTTATGGAATTGTCAAATGGCACACTATGCAAAAATAAATGAAGGTATTGTTGAAAGTGTAATAGTCGCTGAAGCAGATTATATCGAAACACTTGAAGGCACTTGGATACAAACATCTTATAACACCTATGGGGGTGTTCACTCTGGTGGTGGAACTCCTTTGCGTAAAAATTACGCAGGTATCGGTTATGTATATGATTCTGGAAGAGATGCGTTCTATCAATCTCAGCCTTATGCAAGCTGGACTTTGAATGAAAGCAGTTGTTTGTGGGAGCCACCAATCGCATATCCTGAAGTCTCAGAGCAACAATTTGAGTGGGATGAAGATGCTTACCAAGCAGATAATAACTCTGGATGGGTACCTTTTTAATGAAAGACATGCACACAGATATAGCAATAATTGGTGGCGGAATTACTGCTCCACTTTGGGTTAATGCTTTAACAGGTTGGTTTGCACTTGGAACTGCTGCTGTTTCTTTTGTTGTAGTTTGTGCCAGAGCTTATTTTATGTATCGGAAGCACAATGATAGCTGAAACCCTTGCGGGTATTGCTCTGGTCAAGTCTGCGGTTGATGGCATTAAGTCTGCTATTGGCACAGCCAATGATATTGGGGAGATAGCTGGGCACATAGACAACCTTTTTCTTGGTGAGCAACAGGCACAAAAAGCTAGAAACAAAAAGTCTGGTGTAAATCAATTTAACGTCAACACTGTAGCTAGAGAAACGATAGATGCAAAGCTAGCGGCAGAAAAACTTTATGAAGTATCTGTTATGGTTGACCAGCGTTTTGGTCATGGAACTTGGTCTGGCATTGTTACTGAACGTGCTAGGCGTATACAGGAAGCCAAAGAAGAGGTGAAGCAAGCAAGGATAGAACAGAATCGCAAGAACCACGAAATGATGGAAGTTGCCAAGACCATTGGTATATCTCTTTTAGCTCTTATCTTTGTAGTTGCATGCATTACCTTGTCAATAATTTTTGCGAGTCCATAATGTTTACCGCTGTTCTAATAATATGCGCACCACTGCTTGGAGATGAGTGTATTGAAATAGTAGATGCCAAAGGACCATATGATAGACAGGCAGAGTGCATTGAGCGTGTGCTACAAATGTTTCAAGACACACAGCTTTTATTCCCTGCCCCATATAAGTCAGTTTCTTATAAATGCGAGAACAAATACAAGAGAGCTTAATGACGCAAAAAAAGTTACAAAAAGAGAGTTCTTATTCAAAGTTTGACACCAATGGCGATAATGTCCTTTGTGATGAAGAGCTCTCTATGGCGTTAGAGTTCAAAAGAAAAGAACTTGAAGATGCAGATGCTCGCCGTGACTCAATGCGCTATATGACTTGGTTTGCTTTGTTTGGAACTTTAAATTATCCAGCGGCTATTTTAATTACAGCTATGCTTGGATATGATAGTGCGGCAACTATAATAGGTAATATTGCACCTACTTATTTTGTAGCCAACTCTGCTCTTGTTGCTGCTTATTTTGGAGCTAACGCATACGTCGATAGAAAGTCAAAACAATGATACAAGCATTGATTGGTCCTATAGCATCATTAGCTGGCTCTTGGATGGAAAAGAAAGTAACAGAGCAAAAAGGCAAGTCTGCTGTTGCAATGGCTAAAGCTGAGGCTGAAGCTGAAGTGATGAAAGTTGCCGCTACCCATGAGGCTGGGTGGGAAAAGATAATGGCTAATTCATCTGACAATAGTTGGAAGGATGAAGCATGGACTGTTTTGTTTATTGTTATTATAGCGATGTGTTTCATCCCACCTTTACAGCCTTATGTAGAGCGTGGGTTTGATGCGCTCAATCGAACTCCTGAGTGGTTTCAATGGGCAATGTATGCTAGCATCGGTGCTTCATTCGGGATAAGAGGTTTAAAAGGTATTAAGAAATGAATATTGATAAGTTGAGGGAAGAAATTGAAGTTGATGAGGGATGCAAGTATGAAATCTATCTTGATCACCTCGGCTTGCCTACCTTTGGCATTGGGCATCTTGTTTTGGATATTGATCCTGAGTATGGAGAAGAGGTCGGAACACCTGTATCAGAGGATAGGGTGTCAGCTTGTTTTGATAGAGACGTACACACAGTGCTTTCCGAATGTGAAAGGTTGTACGAAGACTTTTCCAGCCTCCCTGAAGATGTGCAAAGAATTATTGCAAACATGATGTTTAACATGGGATATCCTAGGTTAAGCAAATTTAAAGGAATGAAGGCTGGTGTTGATGCTCGTGATTGGAACCAAGCTGCAGATGAAATGGTTGACTCTGTTTGGTATCGTCAGGTAACTAATAGAGCAGACAGATTAGTTGAAAGAATGAGGAGGATTTAATGTCACTAAAACTTCTTAAATTCAAGTCAGGAATAGTCAAAGACATAACTGAATATGCAGCATCTAAAAATGGTCCATTTTTCACAGATGGCAACTTAGTAAGATTCACAAATGGCTATGCTGAAAAAATAGGTGGCTGGGTTAAAGAATTATATTATGGCCTAGATGCAGCAGGGAACCCAGATACAGATACAGCTGTTAAAATTCAAGGAACTCCCAAAGCTGTTTTAAGTTGGAGAGCTAACACTGATGGTTCAGACAGGATTGCACTAGGAACTTCAAGTCACCTTTACGTTTTTAAACAAAATGTTGCCTACGATGTAACACCTTTAAGAAAAACAACCTCAAACCTTACCAATCCTTTGGCTACAACAGACGGAAGCACAACTATAACATGCACAGATAACAGCCATGGTGCCCATCTTGGTGATTATGTTTTAATAGAATCTGCTGCGGCAACAGGTGGCATAGCAGCAAATACACTAAACAGAAAAGAAGGCTATGAAATATCTGCAGTCACAACAAATACATTTACAATAACTGTCCCTGATGCCGCTACTAGCACTGTTGGTTCTGGAGGTGGGACAACAATTGATTTTTTGTACCTTATAGGCAACGTTGCAGGTTTGGGAGTTGCTAGCTCAATTCCTGGACTTGGCTGGGGAGCAGGAACTTGGGGTGAATCAACTTGGGGAACAGCCAGAGACTCTTCAACAATTGGAATTGGGCCATCTTTAGATTCATCTCAGTGGAATCTTAATTTGTGGGGTGAAGATTTATTAGTCAACATCCGTAATGGTGCTGTATATTATTGGGAGCTTTCTGATGGTGAAACATCAAGAGCTGTTTTGGCATCAACTGAATCAGGCGCATCAAACATACCAACTGCTACAAGAGTCACCAACATATCTTTCCCAGACAGGCATTTTATAATCGGTGGTGCTAATCCACTTGGTAGCTCAGTCATGGATCCTATGCTTATAAGATTCTCAGATCAAGAAAACTTTGTTAACTTTACTCCAACATCAACTAACACAGCAGGTGATCAAAGGCTTGAGGTTGGAACAAAGATAATACAAATTTTGCCAACAAAAGATGAGACATTCATTCAAACAGATGAAGCAGCATATGCAATGACATTTGTTGGCCCACCTTTTACATTCTCATTTAGGTTGTTGGCTGTTAATTGTGGTGCTGTCGCAATTAATGGTTCAGCAAATGTTGATGGAAGTATATATTGGATGGGCAAAAGTAACTTTTTTGCTTATAATGGTTCTGTTGCAGAGTTGCCTTGCTCAGTTCAATATTATGTATTTGACAGATTGCAACAAGAGTTTATAGATAAAACGTACGCAGGTCACAACAAAAAATTTAATGAAGTAACTTGGTTTTACGTCAGCACAGACAATCCCGCTGGAACTAACAGTCCAGAGCCAGACAGCTATGTAACATTTAATTATGCAGATGGCTCTTGGACAATAGGTTCCCTCGATAGAAATGTTTGGAATGATTCAATGGGAAGCAGACTTGTTCCTTTTGCTTTTGACTCAACAGGAGAACTTTACAATCACGAAACGGGAACTTCTGATGATGGATCAGCGATGTCTTGTTTTATAGAAACGAGTGATTTGGAAATGTCTGAATCAGGCAACAGACTATTCTTAATTGATAAAGTTGTCCCAGATGCAAAGATGGGAGCTGACACAAGTCTTTTTGTTGAGCTTAAAACTCGAAAATATCCTCAAGGATCAGAAACAACCAAGGGTCCATTTACTATTACTCAAAATACAGCTAAGGTATCAACAAGAGCAAAAGGTCGTCAAGTCTCAGTTAAGTTCTCAAGCACAGGTCAAACCGATGATTGGCAACTTGGTGACTTCAGGATAAATACAATAGAAGACGGAACAAGATGATAAGATTGCCACAAGCACCAAGGAACATAGGAGCACCAGCACCAGTTGTTGACTTTTATAATAAGATGAATGAGATGATAACATTCGGACAGAACCTTGTAAAAAGTTTAGAAAATCAGCAGACTCAATCTGACTTTTCTAAAAATGCTGCTTTAAATCAGTCTGAAGATTCATCAGAAGCAAAAGGTTGGTTTATTGGCTAATAATTATAAAAATTCAAAAGTTGATTTAACAACAACAGACGTAACAGTTCTTTATACTGCGCCAGCAGCAACATCAGCAATTATTAAATCAATACTTGTTTCGGAAGACAGTGGCAATGCAGATACGATAACATTAACTTTGACTGACACTGCTCCTGCAGTTTTCAGCCTTTTTAAAGTAAAAGCAGTTGGCGCGAATGAAACTGTTGAATTATTAACTCAACCTCTGGTCGTTATGGAATCAGAGATATTAAAAGTGACAGCGGCAACAGCCAACAGGCTTCACGTCACAACAAGCTATTTGGAGGTAAGCTAATGGCTGAGCAACTAGGTGGACTTACTGGGTTTCTTAATGAGGAAGAGGGGAAAGATTTTACATACAACCTTTTCCAGTCTGAAGCTCAGGATCCAGACGTAGGTTATAATCTTCAGGCTCTTTATGGAACAAAAGCTATGCCTGTTTTTGAATGGGTAAAGACAATACAAACTGGGGAAAGAACTTACAATCCTCAAGACGATTTTGATAATTCAATGCTTGCTCAGCTAAATCAACTTCAAAGTGGATCACAAGATGGAAAAATTCCAGGAGTCCCGACAACAGCTGAAATTGTTGCTGGTGTCGCCGCTCCTGTTGTTCAGGCTGTAGGCCAAAATGTCATTAAGGGTGTAGGTGATGCATATCTTGGTGGTGGTGTTGATGCAGCTCTTGAAGGTGCTGCTAATACTTTCAGCCTCAGTGCACTGCCGGAAAGCCAAGTCACAAAGCTGGCATCAAATTCATCAAAACTTCTTGAATCAGGAGCACTGAAGTCAGGCAAATTGTTTGCTCCTGAGTTAGCAGGAGGAAGAACACTTGCTGAATCAACAGGGAACTTAGATGCTTGGACTGCACTTAATGATGCTGGTGCTCTTTCGAAAACAGGGATATATGACTCAAACACCTTAACTGCTTCAGGATTTACAGGATCAACAATTGATTCAACTCAAGCAGTATCAGCTGGAAAAAATGCAGCTGCTTCTTCAGCAATAGCTACGGCTGTTGAGCCGACTACATATTTCGGAGGCGTTCAACAAAGGCTAGGGATGGAAGGCTTAAAGTCTGCTGGGATGAATGGCCTTGTTAGTTTTGGGATAAACTTAGCGTCTGGGATGAAACCCAAAGAGGCTGTAAAGTCTGCAGGAGCTTCAGCTATCGGTGCTTACATCGGTCAGGCACTTATACCCATCCCAGTTATAGGTGGTGTTATAGGAAGTGCTGTAGGGAGCATAATTGGTGGTCGTGTAATATGCAACGAGCTTCAGCGTCAAGGCGTTATGACCCGCAAGCAGGTGGTTCTTGATTATAGGTTCACCAGAGACCACTTAACACCTCAGCACGTTAATGGATACCACATTTGGGCAGTCTGGATGGTACGTCAAATGCGCAAAGGAAACTTTGTTAATTTTTGGAAACATGTTGCTGGTCACCGCGCTAATGAGATTGCCTATATTTATGGTGAGCGAGACAACCCAGATTATCTGGGGAAGGTTTACAGAAAGATTCTTGAACCAACATGTTGGTTAATTGGTCGCTTCTGTAAAAAAACAAACTGGTCAATTTTATATAAACCGAAGGAGATTTAAATGGCTGAAGAAATGAACATGGAAGGTGCCAACATGGATCCGTTGTCAGCAATGGATCCAGAAGCTCGTCAGATGATGATGCAGGCTGATGAAGATATTGCTGCAGTTCTTCTGGCTCGTCTTGCTAATATGTCACCAGAAGAACTTCAAAGTCTTGATTCAGCAATAACACCAGCTGTTGCGTCTGTTCTTATGAAGTTGCTCCCAGAGCTAGGTCAAATTATTGACGCTGTAAACTCTGAAGGTGAAATGCCAGAGCAAGGTGAAATGCAGATGGGTGCATTAAGTGGAATGTAGGAGGGCTAATTTATTTGATGTTTCAGCAATAACAGCTATGCTAATTGAAATGCATAATG